GTTTACTTTATATTTTTTGTATATATATTGTTCTATGGGCTTTTTATAAGCCCTCTTAATTAAGAACAAATAAGGGTAAAAAATGCTTATACATGAAAAAATTAGAGATGAAGTAATTGAAAGATTAAAACCTGCTCTTTCAAGCCAAGTTAAACGTTTTTATAGCGGCCGCATCCTTGGGTTAAATCCTTCTGAACAATGTCCTGCTATTTCTGTTTATTTAGAAGATATTAGTTTAGATCAAACTTGCCTTTGTGATAGTGAATTAAATGCAACACTCAATATTGCTATTTATTTAAAACCTCACTCTGGCGAAGATGAATTAGATAATATTGCAGAGTTAATTCGAAATACTATTTATAACAGCGAATTAAAATCTGTTCTTAATATTTCATTAAAGAGTTATGACTATAACTATGATGAAGAACAAGCTGCATGGATTTCATCAGTTCTTCAATTTGATATTAACTATGATGAATAAGGACAAATTATGCTTAAAAAATTAATCGAGTTACGCCAACAAAAGGCAGAAAAAGTCGCAGAAATGCGTGCAATGCTTGATAAAGCAGAAAAAGAAAATCGTTCATTGGATGAAACTGAATCAGTAGATTTTGATAAATTGAAAGATTTAGTGAAACAATTGAGTGATGAAATCAGTAAATACGAAACCGTAGCAGATGAAGAACGTAATCTTGGTGCGCAATCTAATCCATTAGAAACCCGCAGCACGAAACAATTTTCAAATGATGAATTGCGCCATTACATTAAAACCGGTGAACTTCGCAATTTAACTACGGCTAACGGTGAAGATGGCGGTTATTCAGTCATTCCTCAATTAGACAAAGAGGTCATGAAACGCTTAACAGACGATAGCGTCATGCGCCAGCTTTGTAATGTCGTTCGCTTGCCTATCGGTGCGAAAGAATACAAAAAATTAGTATCGGCTGGCGGTGCAACCGTTGAACATGGCACAGAAGGCACAGCACGCAACGGCACAGCAACGCCAAAACTTCACGAAGTAACCATTGCTTTAAATTCAATCTATGCTTAAGATTTTGGACTTCTCAAGCATTGATGTTTTAGGTTGGCTCACTGATGAAATCACTGAGACCTTCACTGAAACAGAAGAAGTAGATTTAACCTCTGGTGATGGTAACAAAAAATCAAAAGGTTTATTGACCTACGAACGCACAACTGAAAACGATAAAGTTCGCCCATTCGGCAAACTTCAAAAAATTGAAGTAGCAGGTGCAGCAAAAATTGAGGCAGATACTTTAATCGATGCGTTCTATACCCTTCACAGTAAATATCGCAAAAATGCCGTATGGGTGATGTCATCAACCATTGCAGCAGCATTACAAAAACTCAAAAACAAAAATGGCGATTACATTTGGCGAGATGGTTTAACAACCGATGCACCCGCTACATTATTAGGCCGTCCAGTTTACTTCTTAGAGACAATGCCAACTGGTGGTGCAAATCAAGCGGTGATTGCCTTTGGTGATTTCAAACGTGGTTATTTCATTGTCGATCATGAAACAGGCGTACGAACTCGACCAGACAACTTAACCGAGCCAGGATTCTATAAAGTCTACACCGATAAATATTTGGGTGGTGGCGTGGTGGATTCCAACGCAATTAAAGTGATTGAAACAACGGCATAAATCATAGAGGGGCGAAAGCCCCTTTTTTGCTTAATAGGTGAAAAATGAAGAAAGAATTTGAAATCCGCTCTGCAACCATTGCTACCGATGAAGAGAATCAAAAGCTCGTGGGTTATGCGGTCAAATGGAATAGCCCTTCACAAGTGCTTTACTGTGATTTTGTAGAATCCTTTGCGCCTAAAGCATTCAGTGAAAGTTTAGCCAGTGGCGAAGATGTTCGTGCACTCTTTGAGCACGACTACACCAAGTTACTCGGTCGCACCAGTGCGGGAACATTAAAGCTAGAAGAAGATTCAATCGGCTTACGTTTTGAACTCACCCCGCCTAATACAACTATTGGGAAAGATTTATTAGTTAGCGTCTCTCGTGGTGATATTACAGGCATGTCCTTTGGATTTATAGCCAGTCAAGAAGAATGGGATTTTGATGTAGAGCCTTGCCAACGAACTGTACAAAAAGCTGAACTCTTTGAAGTTACCGTAACAAGCATTCCCGCCTATCCTGAAAGTAGCGTAGAAATTGCCAAGCGTTCGATGGTCGCAGCCAAAGAAAAAACACAAGAACATTCTACCGCACTTTTGAAACAGTGGCTTGATGTGATGGAGGCTTAATATGTGGAATCCTTTTAGACGAAAAGAGCAACGTAGCGAGCCAACCACAATAGAAGAGCTTTTATCTTACATGGGCGTAAACAATACAGGCGCGGGCGAATTTGTTAGTCCACAAACTGCAGAATCGTTACCTGCCGTGATGAATGCCGTTACCGTCATTTCAGAGGCGGTCGCATCAATGCCTTGTTATCTATACGCACTAAAAGAAGATGGCCGAGAAAGAATCTATCGTCATCCTGTTGAATATCTTCTTAATGAAATGCCAAACCGCAGCCAAACACCGTATCAATTCAAAAATACGATGATGCGTCATTGTTTGCTAAATGGTAACGCTTATGCCGTGATTGAGTGGAATAACAAGGGCGAACCAATAAGCCTTACGCCCTATCAACCAAGTGCGGTAAATATCTTCCGTAAAGTAACGGGTGAATATATTTATCAAATCACAGACTTAAACGGGGTAAGATGAGATTTTACATTTACGCCATAGTTCTATTGATGGATTTATGGGGCGTTCTCCGATAACAGTTTGCCGTGAAACGGTCGGATTAGGTTTAGCCCAACAACGCCATGGCGCAGCCATTATGAAAAACGGATTGATGGCAAGCGGGCTTATCTCAACGGCTGAATGGTTAGATGATGCAAAAGCGCAGAAAGCCGTCAAAGCTCTTGAACGTTACAAGGGTGCGAAGAATGCAGGTAAAACCCCTATTCTTGAAGGCTCAATGGAATATAAACAATTAGGCATGACAAACCAAGATGCAGAATGGTTAGCCAGTCGCACGTTTACCATTTCCGATATAGCCCGAATCTACAACATTAGCCCGATTTTCTTACAAGATTATTCGAATAGTAGCTATTCGAATTTCAGTGAGGCGAGCCGCGCATTTCTTTCTCAAACCTTGCGCCCTTGGCTTACTAACTTTGAGCAACAACTCAAAGACGCCTTGATGATTGATTTAGGTAGCAACACCAATAAACGTTACTTAATTGAATTTGATACAAGCGACTTATTGCGCACCAGTCAAAGCGAACGTTTCAGTAGCTATGATGTAGCAATCAAAGCGGGTGTAATGTCTCCAAATGAAGTTCGCCGCCGTGAAGGTTTACCGCCTTATGAAGGTGGAGATGAATTTAGCCAGGCTTGGAAACAAACCGTAGAAGTTAAACGCGGATGAACAAGAACAGGGGGCAAGCAATGGCAGTGATGCTTAAGGCGGGGAAATATAACAAGGTCATCACCATTGAGGCGAGAAACTATCCCCGAGAGAGAGAAACCAATCTACACGGTGAACACAAAGCATTTTGGAAACATATCGCAACCGTCCGCGCCAGTGTAGAGCCATTGCAAGGGCGAGAGTATTTTAGCGGCCCGTTTCAAATGAGTGAAAACATCACCCGCATCCGCATTCGCTACATTGAGGGCATTACAAACAAAATGCGGATTAAATACGGTAAACGGCTATTTGATATTTATTCGGTGATAGACAGTATGGAATCACACCGAGAATTGCAGTTAATATGTAAAGAGGGCGAGGCTTATGGTGAATATTAATTTAACCCTAGATGACATCAAAGCGCATTTAAATCTAGATCATGATTTAGATGATGAGTTACTAGAAACTTATAAGATCGCTACATTGGAAGTATGCCAAAAGCATATTGGTAAAACCTTTGGTGATGAAGAAACAGAAAATACCGTTCCGTTTACGCCATCAATTAAAGTCGGCTGCTTAATGTATATCGCCTACCTCTACACAAACCGTGAGGCTATAACAGATTTAACCAATCTTAAACAAGCACCCATGACGATTTCCGCATTATGGGAAGTCTATAGAGAGCCTTGCGCTTACTAAGAGTGTAGCTATGCCTTATCAACCGTTAAGACGTTGTAGTTATCCTGGGTGTAGAAACAAAGTGAAGTCGGGCAGATGTGAAGAGCATAAGCCAAAGGACAACCGTCCAAGCAGTCGCGCACGAGGTTACGATCACAAGTGGAGTAAATACCGAGCACAATACTTAAACACGCCCGCTACAGTGATAGACCATATCAAGCCAGTTGAGAACGGACAAGCAGACCCGCTATTTTGGGTTGAATCTAATCATCAAGCACTTTGCAGAGATTGCCATAGTTATAAAACACGAGTGATAGACCAACGCGGATTTGGTGCGAAGAAGTAAACCGTTTTGATATCGAAACAATTAAAGCATGTCCATATGTACACAGTTGAGGTGTTTCGATATCGCAACACCTGAATGATGGTGATATATCCACAGTTGACAACTGAGCTAACCAATCCAAATTTGGATTGGTATAAATTTTGAACAAAAGACAATTTGAACAGGTGGGGGGAGTTTTTGAAAGAAAGTGGCAAGCCTAAAGAACCGCCCGCCCCCTTTAATTTTTATGCAAGGAAATTTTTTTGAAAATAAGGAAACACAATGACAGCCAAAAAGAAGAATTTACACACCCCGCCAAGTTTTTTAGATCCGATTGCTAAATCAGTATGGAAAGAGCGTATCCCTCAACTTCTTGAACGTGGCGATATTCAAGATGCCGATTTAATTCACCTTGAGTTATATTGCGTGAACTATTCTCTTTTCCGTGCAGCCGTTGAAGATATTCACAAAAACGGCTTTTCAATCGTCAATAGCCAAGGCACGCAATCAAGAAACCCCGCATTGTCTGCGAAAGCTGATGCAGAAAAAGTGATGGTGAAAATGTCCTCATTGTTAGGCTTTGATCCAGTTAGCCGTAGAAAAAATCCTGTTGAAGTTGATTCAACCGATATGATTGATGAAATCCTCACAATGTAGGCTAAATATGGCAATCTGGCACGCATACGCAGAGAAAATTCAATCTGGTGAAATAGTGGCTTGTAAGAAGATAAAGCAAGCCGTAGCGCGTTATTTTAACGATTTAAACAACCCCGATTATTTCTTTGATCAAAGTGCGGTAGAAAAATTTATCGCTTTCTCGAAACTATGCCCACACGTTAAAGGGCACTTGCGAGGCGAGCCGATTATTCTTTCAGATTGGCAAGTTTTTCTCTTTGCCAACATTCTCGGCTTTAAACGAAAAGATACAGGATTAAGAAAATATCGCTCTGCTTACGTTCAGGTGGCAAGAAAAAACGCCAAATCAACGGTGGCAGCCGTTTTAGCCAATTGGTTTTTAGTGATGGAAGGCGGCCAACAGGATATATACACGGCAGCCGTGAGCCGAGACCAAGCCCGAATCGTTTTTGATGATGCGCGTCAAATGTGCTTACTTTCGCCTTTACTGAAAAAACGGCTCAATATTCAACAGCACAAACTCATCAACCCTAAGAACAACAGTATCATGCGCCCATTGGCTGCTAAATCTTCAACCATTGAAGGCACGAACCCTAGTTTAGCGATTGTTGATGAATATCACCTACACACGGACAACAGCGTCTATAGCGCATTAGAATTAGGACAAGGCGCACGCCCAGAAGGTTTGCTCTTTGCTATTACAACGGCTGGCAGTAATGTGATTTCGGCTTGCAAACAGCATTATGATTATTGCGCTCAAATCCTTGAAGGAAACGAACAAAACGACAGCTTATTTGTGCTCATTTTTGAATTAGATGAAGAAAGTGAAATCGACAAGCAAGAGAACTGGATAAAAGCCAATCCCAATATTGGTAAATCCATTCCTTACCTTGATTTTGAGAACACTATCAAGAAAGCGAGGGGGATTCCTTCCGAATGGGTGGAAATGCTTACCAAGCGATTTAATGTATGGTGTCAAGGCACAACCCCGTGGCTAGGCGAAGGAAACTGGGCAGTACACCGAAAGCGATTTACTTCACCAAGATTGCTATTTAGGACTGGATTTATCTAGCACCAATGACTTAACCAGCCTTTGCTATACCTTTCCACAAGGGAAGAAAGTGCGGTTAGTTACTCGGCATTATATCCCTGAATTTCAACTTAATAACGTGGCAAATAAAAACCGTGCAATGTATCGAAACTGGGTGCGTAGTGGTTGGCTGATTGCAACGGAAGGCGACTGTATCGACTATGACAAAATCAGAGATGATATTTTGAAAGATGCACAACGTTTCAATATTAAGATGATTGGCTTTGACGTATGGAATGCAACCCATTTACGCACACAATTACAAGCGGCAGGGCTTGAGGTTGAACCATTCCCGCAAACCTATCAACGATTTAGCCCAGTGGCGAAAAGTGCAGAAGTATTAATAAACCGACAGATGATAGAACATCATGGCGATCCAGTGCTTACCTGGGCGCTATCCAATGCCAACGCCAACATTAAACCAAACAAGAAGAAAGCCGCAAACAAAATCGACCCAGCCGTAGCCTTTCTGATGTCTTTCGGCACTTATCAACTTGAATATGGTGATTTGATTTTCGAGCTTTCAGATGAATACAAACACGCATTAGAACAATTTAATGGTATTGATTTATAACTACAGAGGGAAACTATGGCAGTTCAAATAAAAGGCTTAAAAGAACTTGAGCAAAACTTAAAAAAACTAAATAAGGATATAAACAAAGTCGCTGCAAAAGCAATTAGAAAAGGACTAAATAGCGCGGCCAAGTCGATTGAAAAAACAATCAAGCCGAATGTTCCAACATTGAAGAGTAGCACTAATTTCCGACAAAAAGGAACAATTAAAAACAACGTTCGACATAAAACAAGGGTAGCCAAAGATGGCCTAAGCGGTATCACGACAATTCGGGTTATGCGATCTAAAGGCCTTAGAATGGCAAAAATTGGGGAAAATACAAAAGATAAATCAGATCCGTTTTACTGGTGGATGGTTGAATATGGCACAGTAAAAATGAAAGGTCGCCATTATATGGAAAAAGGCTTTAAATCTGGTGAGGCACAAGCCCTGAAGATTGCAAAAGAGGTTGCAGAAGAAGAATTAAAAAAAGCGTTCAAATAATAGAAAAGCCCGACATTTCACAATGTTGGGCTATTTTGGCAAAAACTTACATACAGGACGTTAATTTAGGCATTTGTGGATCGCCCCTCCTTAAAGTTTGCGGCAAACTTCCGAAAAAGTAAGCCGCTCACGTTTAGAAGACTTTGAAAATATTTCTAAATTCAAAGCGAGACTATTATAAAACTTTTCTGATGAACAAAAAATAGCCGTAGCTTAACGCATCTAAACTTTGATAAAATAGAACAAGAAATAAACAGAGAAACAAGGGGAAAAGTATGATCAAATCCGTTTTATCCGCATTTGGTTTATTTTCTGCTTTAGATTTTTTGTTATTTTTGGCTATATTGCTTTTTGTTGGCTTGTTGGTTTTCATCTTTTGGCCAATATTAAAATGGCCTTTACTGGCTTTTCTAATAGGTGCGATCACCTTCTTTTGTTATCTAATATACAAGATAAAAGAGAAACCAAAACCGCTAGAACAAGACGAAATATTATCCAGCTGGGCAGAACAGGAATTACAACGCCCTATCATTCAACGGATTTTACAAAAACAAGAGGAAAACAAACCGTTCATTAGCGGAACAATAACGCATGTTGGAAATGACGGAAAAGAAACTCGATTAGGTAATATCACTATAAATATAAAAAACAGGGAATAATATGGAAAATAAGGAATATCTACTAAGTTTTTTTGTAATAGACAATAATGGGAATGAAATTGATAGCGACATTATATCCATAGATGCATTAGATGAAAGAGATGCTAGAACTAAATCTATGATATTTCTACAAAAAAGATATAAAGGAAATCGATGGGAAATAGAATCTATTACATTAGCTGAATAACCAAATAAAGCGCATCTAGGCTGATCACCGAAAGCAAGAAACCTTATCTTGTTGGTGCGCTCCTACCAATAAGGGCAAATGCGAAAGGGGCGTTTATGAATAATAATTTATTTAATATTCTTCTTAACACATTAAAAAAAATAGAAGATGAAACTAATTTAAGCCAAGATGATGTAACAAAAGGTTTTAAACAATTATTTCCTCTAATAGAAAGTATAGGAAATGATGAGGGAGATATTCTAGATAGTATTATTTATGAAGGATTAAAGAGTGATGATATAAAGGATGTTATTTTTTATTATTTAGACTGTTTAGAAAAGATTCTTTTGAAATCAATAAATATGAAAGACATATTTATGATTAATGATCTGAAATTTATCCTTACTGATAAAGATGAGTTCGAAAATGAGTTATCCAGTCGCACTGAAATAGATACTAGAAATATAAGATTATTTTTAATTACAAAAACTCTTTTAAAAGCAAAAATCAATGAATTATATTCCTATTCAAATGTCACCCCTAAAGCTGAAAGAATAGCAAAAGGAAAAACTCCAAAAGCCAAGAAACCCGATCAAATCAAGGCTGAAGAATGGGTTAAAGATGTATGGAGAATGCATCCTGATGTTACACAAGGACAAATGGCAATAGATGTTAAAGATGCTTTGGACCTACCTCAAACAATTAAAACGATAACTGGATGGATTAAGCCTTTAGACCCACAAAAAGGAAAGAGAAAAAGAAAACCTAAAGATTATTACCAATAAGCAACTTATTTCCTGAAATAAGCTACTTTTCGCCATTATTCCATTTCTAAAAATCAGTTCTAATACCTCTCGTAACGTTACACCACGCATTTTATGTTTAACTACGAGAGGTATTTTCATGAACGAAGCTCAAAAATTAAATCTGAAATTAAACCCACAACAAAAACTAATCACTGGTGAAACCGCTTGCCATATTGTTGGCTTTGGTCGCACCAAACTCAACGAGCTTAATTCCCTCAACCAATCCGCTTTTCACAAAACTTTGTCCGTTGGGATTTAGAGGAAGTGAATCAATGGATTGAAGAACAGAAGGCTGCACGTGCTTAATCATTGGTTAATAGAAAAGAAAAACGCCATAGCAAGGAAAAAAGAACTATGGCGTAACAATTTAGAAACGATTCTAATTTAAGGAGGTAACCATATGGGTGGTTACAAAACTATTTTATCAGAAATCTTTATAAAAAACACTTTACAAAGTGCGGTGAAATTTGGCATTATTTTCTCGCAATCAGAAAAAGTGATTGCCAGCCGTGGAAAGCTGAACTATTT